ATGATAATTGCACTTTAGAAATAGATTCTACTTGGAATGTTAAAGAAAGATAATGTTATGGCAAAGAAAAAGAAATACCAACCAAAGCTAACAGCGGAGGAATACGAAAAGCTGACGGGGCAAAAGATTGGAGTACTTACAGGACAGGGAATATCGAATGTTACAAATACACCGCAAAGTTAAAAATACAACAGAATAATTAATAAATAGTTTTTATAGTATAAACAATAAATAAACATGAAGACAGAATTAACAGCAATCGACAAAGTAAGAAAGCTAGTAGGCATGGAGGTTGCAAAATCTCAAATCAACTTAGCTACTGAAACACTAAATGAAGGGGAAGCAACTATCGAAGCAGAAGTATTCGAAGCGGGTGAGCCTGTAATGATTGTGAACGAAGACGAAAGAATTCCTTTACCAATCGGAGAATACAAACTAGATAACGGAATGATTCTAGTAGTAGAAGAGGAAGGTGTAATAGCTTCAATAGGTGAGGAAGTAGCAGAAGAAGAAGTAGCAGAAGGAGAGGAAGAAGTAGCAGCGTCAGACAACAAAGCAGAAACTCCACTACCTAAAACTATTATCGAGTCAGTAACTAAAGAGACTAAGTTCTCAGCAGAAGAAATGGACGCTAAATACTTAGAGATTACAGAACTTAAAGCACAAATTGCTGAGTTAACGAAGGAGGAAGTAGTAGAAGAAGTTGAACTTTCAGTTAAGCCTATTACTCACAATCCAGAAAATAAGCAAGAAGTTAAAGGTTTTAAATTCGGTAACAAGGGAAACCAAACAGCAGCACAAATTATAATGTCAAAAATGGCAAACAGATAAGTAATAAATTAATTAATAAATAAACAAATGGCAACAACTAACAACATTACAACAAGTTACGCTGGTACTCATGCAGGCGAAATTATCGGAGTAGCGTTACTTTCAGGTAACACACTTGCGAACGGTGGTATTACAATCAAACCAAACATTAAGTATAAAGAAGTACTTACTAAATTGTCTTTAGGTGACATCGTTAAAGATGCTACTTGTGATTTCAACGCGACTTCTACTATTACACAAACAGAGCAAACATTAGAGCCTGAATCTTTCGATGTAAACTTACAAGTATGTAAGGATTCTTACGTCTCTGATTGGTCGTCAGCAGAAATGGGGTATTCTGAATGGGATGTACTTCCTAAATCAATTGGAGATTTCATCATCGCTAGAATTATCTCAAAGGTAACTGCAAAAATTGAAAACACTATTTGGAGTGGAGTTAACGCAACAGATGGAGAGTTCGACGGATTCGAAGTATTGCTACAAACAAACGCAGACCAACCAGCAGCAATGGAAATTGCAGGTACTACACTTTCAGCAGCGAACATTCAAGCGCAAATGAACTTGGTAGTTGACCAAATTCCAAACGCTTTGTATGCTGATCCAGATTTGAAATTGTACGTTCCTCTTTCTGCTTACAAATTCTACGTTCAATCTTTAGCAGGTTTCGGAGCAAGTGGATTAGGTGCAGCGGGTGTAGGTGCAGCAGGGCCAAACCAAACGTTCAACATGAACTCAATGGTGTTTAACGGTGTTCCTTTGTTCATTGCTAACGGAATGAGTGATGACGTTATGATTTGTACTACTAAAGACAACCTTTGTTTCGGTACAGGATTACTTAACGACACGAACATGGTTAAAGTACTTGACATGGAAGATATCGACCTTTCATCAAATGTACGTTTCGCTTTGAGATACTCAGCAGCGGTACAATATGTTAACGGATCAGAGATTGTAACTTACGGAATCGTAAACACAGCAAACTAGAATTATTAACAAATAAAGAAAGGCGGGGTAGGGTTCGACTCGCTCCGCTTTTTTTATATAAAAACTTAAATAAATGGCATGTGATATAACACTAGGTCGAGCAGTTTCTTGTAAAGATCAAGTAGGAGGATTAAAAAACGCTTACTTAATCAATTACGGCGATGTTACTGGGTACATCTATGATACGACTAATACAGACGTAATCGAAACAATAACAGGAGGCGGTACAATTAACGCTTATAAATACGAACTCAAAGGTGTTTCGACATTCTCTGAGGTGTTCAATTCAAGTAGAGAAACAGGTACAAGTTCAGTTGAGCAAACTTTGGTACTTAGTTTGAAAACTCAATCTTTATCAAGTCACAAAGAGATTAAACTACTTACTTACGGTCGTCCAAGAATCGTTGTAGAAGACCATAACGGGAACTACCGAGTAATGGGATTGGAACACGGTGCAGAAGTTACAACAGCTAACGCAAATAGTGGTGCTGCAATGAATGACGGTAGCGGTTACGAGATTACTTTAGTAGCGACAGAGAAGATTTACGCGAACTTCATGGAAGCAACAGATGAAGCTGGACTAGGTACAGCAGGGCTTACAGTAGTTACAGCATAAGAACTTTCATAGTTGAGTTGACCCGCTTCATTAATTTGGGGCGGGTTTTCTTTTGTTTAAAAAATACCTACCATAATCAAAAACAAACAAATCAAGACTTTAATAGTTATTAATGTATGATTATATTATTAGAATCTGTATTGTCTCAAACGTTTAAATTCATTCCACGCGAACTCACAGCAGATAGCATGGTAATTGAAGACGAAGCGGAAAACACAAGCGTAACAATTGCTATAACTCCAAGCGTTGACAGGTACTATTTAAGCGTTTCTGAGGTGCTTACTTTAGTAGAAGGTAGATTTTATACTCTTAAAGTTCTAAACGGTACAGATGTAGTTTATAAGGATAAGATATTCTGCACAAATCAGACGGTTTCTAGTTATACAATCAATAAAGATGAATACGTTCAGAATGTAACGAACAACGAATACGTTATAATTAACGATTAATGGAAAAAGAAAATACAAATATTCACATTTTAGAGTTGTCTAGCTATACAAGACCTGAGATAGTAGAAGATTCGCGCAAAGAATGGGTAACTTTAGGAGAGGATAACAGCGGTTATTGTGATTTAATAAACCGCTATAAGAACTCAACAACTAACGGTTCTATCATAAACAACGTTTCAAGACTATGTTACGGTAAAGGGTTGGACGCTTTAGATAGTTCTAAGAAACCAAACGATTACGCTGTTATGAAATCGTTGTTTAAGCCTAAGATGTTACGTAGTGCGTTCCTAAATGAGTACATGTTAGGTACTGGTTACTTACAATTAATCTACAATAAAAATCACACTTCAATTCTTAGAGTTGAAACGGTAAAGACAAAACACATTGCACCAGAGAAATGCAACGAAGATGGTGAAATTGTTGGTTATTACTATTCTGATAATTGGGAAGATACAAGAAAGTTTCCGCCTAAAAGATATAGTGCTTTTGGTACGTCTAAAGATGAAATCGAAATACTAGCATTTGGTAAAGAGTCAATCGACCTTAAATATTTTAGCGAAGTAGATTATCAAGCTGCCTTGCCTTACGCATTACTAGAGGAGGAAATCGCTACCTATCAAATTAATGACGTTCAGAATGGGTTTGCACCTACAATGATCGTTAACTTTAACAACGGAGTGCCATCGGAGGAAATGCAGCTCTCGATTACTAAGAAAGTAACAGGTACTTTAACAGGTTCGAATGGTAAGAAAGTATTAACAGCTTTCAACCACAACGCGGAGAGTAAAACAACTTTAGAACCTATCGCATTAAACGATGCACCAGACCATTATCAATACTTGAGTACAGAAGCACAACAAAAGATACTAAACGGTCATTGTGTTATTTCTCCGTTCTTAGTTGGTATTACTCCAGAAGGTTCGGGCTTCTCTAGTTCAGCAGATGAGATAGAAGTAGCAACAAAGACTTACTACAACCAAACGATCAAGCCGCACCAAGAATTACTGCTAGACGCTTTAGATACAATCTTAGCTTTTAACGGTATTGCTTTAAAGATGTACTTTAAGAACTTAAATCTTTTAGACTTAATCGGAGAAGAACCAAAGGAGGAAGAACTAAGCGTAAAGATGTCGCATTGGTTGGAAGCGTTCGGAGAAGATGAAACAGAAGATTGGAATTTGATTGATTCACGAGATGTTGACTACGATACCGAATTAGAATTAGATTCTCAGTTTGCTAATTGGGGGCATACTTCATTAAAGAAAGTATTACTAGCAACAGGAATAGCAAGCCCAAATAGACCAAGTAATCAGGATAGAGAAATAGACGGTTTCTATTTTAAAGTGAGATATAAATATGTAGGTAACGAAAGCCCTGAACGTGGTTTTTGTAAAGACATGATGAAAGCAGCTAAAGTTTACAGGAAAGAAGACATTGTAAGAATGGGTGAAAGTGGTATTAACAAATCACAAGGACACGACGGTGCAAACATGGATATTTGGAAGTTTAAAGGCGGTGTAGCTTGTATGCATAAATGGGAGCGTAGAACGTATGTAAGCGCAAACAAAACCGCGTCGATTGGTTCAGCTAAGACAAACCAAGTAAGCACAGGTAAAGCCCGAAAATTTGGCTACAATCCTATTAACGAAAAAGAAGTTTCTGTTAAACCACACGATATGCCCGATATGGGAAGATACCCTAATAAATAATAGATATGGCAACAGCACTTTTAATATCAACAAAAGACGTAGCGCAGTTTACAGCGTTGAACGGTAACGTAGATACTGATAAATTCATTCAGTTTTTACATATCGCACAAGATATACATATCCAAAACTATTTAGGAACGGATTTACTAGACGCTATTCAAGTACAGATTATTTCAACAGGTGCACCAACTGGAAACTATGAAACTTTAGTTAGTAAGTACATTAAACCGATGTTGGTTAATTACGCAATGGTGGAGTATTTGCCGTGGGCAGCTTATACGGTAGCGAACAAAGGCGTATATAAACACTCAGCAGAGAATAGCGAAGCAATAGATAGATTAGAATTAGATAATTTAATCGATAAGCAATTACGGATAGCTGAAAATTACGCTAAAAGGTTTGTAGATTACATTTGCAACTATTCTAGTTTATATCCTGAATACAACACAAATTCAAACGGTGACGTAAGCCCTAGCGGAAACGTTAATTTTTCAAATTGGTTCTTATGAAGAAAATGTACAAGCCAAAACAGGCGAATATAATTAAGCTAAAAAAAGCGAAGGAAGTATTAAAACTTAAACTATTGAACAATGGCAGATAGTACGATAAGCGGGTTAACTTCGGGAACGGTTGCAGCCTCAGACATATTCGCGTTTGTTCAAAGTAGCACGACGAAAAGAGATACTATACAAGGTATTTTAGACTTAGTCCCTGCTAGTTCAAATTTGGGTACATCAGATTTAACAAGTACTGCAAATTCTAGGGTTTTTACATTAAACGGTGCGACTTCTTCAAACACATTTACAATTGAAACGTCAGCAGGCACAGATATAGTGCAATTTAGAGCGGATAAAGCCATATATATACCAACTGGTGGGGCTTCATTCGGGGCTGCTCCATTAGTAGGCACTGCACAGTTGAGAATGGGGGGTAGTAATGGTGAGGCTTACGGCCAATATATTGACGGTGCGTATTCGGTCGCTGGCATTAGAGTCTTAGGAGCAACGATTCCAAATAAGTACTCATGCAGTAATATAGGGAGTAATCAAGTAGGCTATAATAGCGAAGGAAATTCAGCTGCAACAGTAAATAGATCAGCTCATAGAGCGTATATAATAGGGAGTAACACCGCTGCAAATATTGGGTTTACTTGCGAAGTAGCGAACGGAGCATATAATTACGCTTTAGACGTTGTATCTGGAGACTTTAGATTTGGAACAGTAACGGGAACAAAGATAGGAACAGCAACAACTGAAAAATTGAGTTTCTGGAATACTACACCGATAGTTCAGCCAACAGCATTGACAGCAGCAGACGCAACAGCAACAGATGGAACAATAGGGACAGCAGACACGCTCATTAATAATATGAGAATAAGAATAAATGAACTAGAAGCGAAACTATCAAGCGCATTTGGTGGTGTCGGATTAATTGCATAATAAAAATAACATGAAACTAAGAACAAAAATAGATGTAAACTTCAATAGCGGAGTAACAGGAACAGCAACAGGAATTGTAGAAGGTACTTTGCAAGATGGTCTTTGGTTAGAGAACTTTAACAAGGTAGGCGCGAACTTTACATACAGTGCCAACGGTCAAGAATTCTACAAAAACGCTTTTTTGATTGAGGGAGAAAATATTCAATTAATGTATGACGCGGTTAAAGGTTCAATTCCTGAAGGATTGGATTTTAAAGACGAGCAAAAGTATATGTTTTATTTAGGGTTTATGTTTGAAATGGCAAACACGTTCGGGATTAAGTCAACAGATATAGAAATTGTATCTTAATAAGCCTTAACCATGTCAGAATTAGAAGAAATTAAACAAGCAGTTGAAACCGCAAACGATGGTAATTGGATAC